GGTTGGCAAATTCACTGTTTTTATATACAGTAAATAGCTGTGTGGATATACAGCAACAGGAGCGCCAAATCATGATCCTTCGCATCATCATCGACAAGAAGCAAAAGCTGCCCAACGGCACCACTGAAGCATTGCAAAAGGAGGCTGCACGCCGTCTTCTCACTCGCTGGCCTGAGCTGGTCATCGGCGTGATACGGGGGCAGCGCAATGACGTTGAGGTCAAACGCACCACTGCAGAGGAGCGGGATGCCATTCTGGAGGTGGTACAAGAGGTCTGGGAAGACCCTGATTCCTGGATGCCAGCCACCTGACCCCAATCAAACAAAAGGCCCGCAACTGCGGGCCTTGTTCATTCTGTATGGGTGGCATCATGCTGCCATCATCCCTCGCTCGATTGCCTGCTGGCCCGTCATCCCGCGAAACAGCGCTTCTTCAGCGGCTCTGCGGCGTATCAAGCCACGCATCACCTTGCCGTCGTTCTTGTTCCACTTCTTGAACTCCTGGGCGGCCCCCTCATAGTCACCGGCATTGAGCTTGCGCAGCAGGGTAGAATCCCCCAGCCCTTCGGCAATGGTGTCCGCATCGATGTCGGATCCGACGTTATAGGCAAACGACACCAGCGCATCGAACTGGCCCTGAGTCAGTGGCACCTTGACCAGTGATTCAACGTCCCGCTCAAAACTGCGCAGGTCTTCCAGGAAGGCGGCATCAGCCTGGGCTTGCGTCCAGACCAAACCAGGCTTTACCTCCGGGCCAGTATGGCCCCAACCAATGGTCCATGGCTCGCCGTTCTTGCTGCCAGGGGCCGGGTAAGCCTTGAGCTTGCAGTTCTCGAAATGGTGCATGACGGTGACGCCGCCTTGTTGTGAAGTCTTCATCGTTTACTCCTTCTGGCTATCTGCCCACTGACGCAGCGCGGTCATGCGAATATCGCAGGCTCGCAGTGCCGCGATCATCGCGGGCATGTCTTCTTCCACCACCGCCCCCCAGGTTGTGAGGTTCAGCGGCGGTACTGGGCAAGGGGCGCTCAAGCTGGCCGGAGGGACCAGCCTGACCACCTCAGTTTTTATCAAGGGGGGTGGTGGCGAGCTGGCGCAGGCGCACAGCAGCAGCGCCAGGCAACTCAGTAGTGCGGCACGGTTCATGGATGATGGTTTCCTTGATGTCTTTCTGGGCCTGCCCCTGCTCTGTGAGCAACTGGCCTGCCTGGCTCTGTACCTGCAAGGTGAGCTGGTTATTGCGGGCCACCTCCTCTTGCAGGCGGTTGATACTGGTGGCCTGGGCCGTCAGGGTCTCGCTTTGCTGGGACAGGGTGAGGGAGAGGCGCTGTGCGGCCTCTGCCTGCGTTACCCCCTGCTGGTGCCATAGCCAGACCATCAGCAGGCACCCCAGCCACGGCAGGGCCCGCCATAGCAGCGCGTTCATGCCTCCCTCCGCTTGCCCATCTCAAACCAGATGGCCACCAGCATGGCCAGGTCATAGGCCAGCCAGAAAAAGAACTCCGGTTTGAACTCGGTTTGACCGACGGTGTAAGGGGCTTTGAGCAGGACGTAAGCCAGCATCAAGCCGGTCACCCCCCAGTTGCGATAGCGCACAGCCCGCCCCATCACGACCAACCCTGCCACCACATCGAGGGCGGCAAACAACAGGTTCAAGTGCTCCATCATGATGGTTTCCTCCAAAGCGACTTGAGTTTCATCAAGGTGCCCAGCGGGTCTTCCGAAAACCCGCGCAGCACCGTGTTCATGCCGCGCAGGATCCACTGCGCCCCGAACGCGGCAACACCCGACCAAAACACCCGCATCGGCTCTGACAAGTCCCAGTAACTGAGACCCAGCCAGGCCATCCAGATAACAAACCCGCTCATCGGTGCCCCAATCAGGAAGTCCCTGACCGACAGGCGATCCGAACTGGCGGCCTGTGCCAGTGCGGCAAACAGCGCCAGACCTGCCAGGGCAGCTGTCATGCCCATGCTGTCCACGGCATCCTTGAAGGCGATAAACCACTCCCGCATCACCGCCCCCCTTCCGAGTTCTCGGCGACCCCCACCACGTTGATGGCCGTGATGCTCACCACCGGGTTCTGGTTGCGCTCCAGGGTGCGCATCGCAAGCGACGTGGTGCAGCGATAGACGCCCTGGATCTTCTGGCCAAGCCCAGTCAACGCTTCCGGCACGATGTCGCGCCCCAGTTGCTCTTTCCAGCGGGCCAGGGTGCTGACCAGGGCGCTGGTAAACTGGGCCTCTATGGCACTGGCTTGTGCCTTGTAGTCATTGAAGATTTCGAGCGTGAAGGTGCCGTCGCTGTGTACCTGCTCGGCGTCTTCGACGGTGATGCGATCCCCGAGGGGACGCACCTTGTCATCGCGAAGGACGTCTTCGATCTCCTGCTTGATGGCGTCGGTCGATGACTCTCCCCCAGCCATCAGGGCGCAGATGGCGATATCGTTGGGGGCAGGCGACCAGACCTTGACGTTCTTGATGGCCCCGTTGGCGGTCAGGGCGAAATACTCGTAGGCGTCATAGGGCCCGGCCACCGAGAACTTGCTGGGGGCCAGGTAGATGCGCTGGCGATAGCGGTCATCGTCCTCAATCTCACTGCCGCCCTGGCTTACCTCGGTATTGGTTGCGGCGCTCACCTCGGGGTGACCGGTCACCACCTCGGTGATCTCCCCTGGCAAGAACCCGTTGGCCTAGGTGCCGGGGGTCTGACATTGGGCAATCACTGTGATGGTGGTCGCCGTGGCGGCAACCGGGAACGGGTCGGTGGTGACAAACAGGCTTTGCCCATCCACGGCTCGCACGCTGAAGCCGGGTTCCAGCACGAACGCCGGGTGGCCAGGCTTGAGGGTCAGTTGCAAGGAGGTCAATGCGTGGCTTGCGGGCAGCCGCTCGCAGTCCACACTGGCCCCCTGGTGATCGAGCATTGCCCCCCCACCAAACGCCAGCAGGTTCTGCTTGCCCTCCCGGTTCATGTCGTCCACCAGCAGCTCCCGCTCGTAGGCAACCTGCTCCAGGACAAAGGTCTCCGGGTCGGACACCAGCGGATAATGGCCGGTACTGGCCTCGTAGTTCTTTTTGAGCCGGGTCAGGGTGCCGTTGTAGTCGTTCGGGATCACCTGTGGCTCTGGCAGATCGGATAAAGGGATCTGGCTCATGATGCGCGCTCCAGTTTGGCATTGCAGATCCAGCGTCCGCCGAGGCTGGTGGTCTGGGTAACCACCTTCCACAAGGGGGGCAACTTGCCTGCATCGGTCAGTTCAATCAGCTGGCCAGCGGCCAGGGGGGTGTTAATCAGTTGCAGTTGGCCAAAGGCCGTTTGCTTGGTGCCGGTGGCCGAGAGTTGGCTGTCGGCGTAGCGCTTGGCCTCTTCCAGGCTGCGTACCGGCACGTCATAGAGGCGCAAGGTGCGCCCCTCTGGCGCACCGGGATTGCCTGCCTGGTAGGTGATCTGCTTGCGTTGTTCGGCATCGTAGTAGTCGATGATGACGGCCCCGTAGGTGTCACGCTTGGTGATCGGGAAGTCGGCCTGACTCACGACATCGCGGCGTTTAAGGGACAGCTTGAGCCTGGGCAACTCAGGAGTGCCGACGTAAAGGGTCTGGTTCTTGTTCGATACCGGCAGGCCATAGCGCCCCGCCAGACGAGCCAAGAAATCCCGGCTGCTCTCGGCCCGCTGCTCGACTCTATCGAGCAACACGTCTTCGCCGTTGAACACCCCTTGCATGTCAGCCTCGGCGGCCAACTGGGCTACCAGGGCTGACAGCTTGATGTTGTTAAAAGCGCGGGTCTGCGCCTTTTCCATGGCATCGCGCTTTGCCGTTGCCGCCAACGTGCCGATTACCACTTCGTCCGGGCCGAAGCGAAACCGGATACTGTCAATTTCAAAGCGCCCCCAGGCCCAGCTCGATGCCTGGTTGCCCGGTGTGGCTTGGCGATGCTCCCAGACCACGCCGGGACTGAGGATGTCCCCCTCCTTGGGGAACCACTTTTCGGTAAAGATGCCGCCCCGGTTATCGAGCACCAGGCTGACCTGATCCCGCTCGCTCTTGCCCTGACGCAGGCTGTCCACATAGCTCAGTGACTTGACGTAAGGGGCCAGGTCTTCACTCACCTTGCGATTGGCCCAGGTCAGCAAAGCGGCATATTTGATGAGGCCTAACGCTGCCATGGGGCCAACTCCACCGGGGTAATGGCCTGCGCCGCCATCGAGGGTACGGTGATGACCAAGCCTGCGGGCATGACAAAGCCCTCTGTGCGACGTGCGGCATCCTGGTTGGCGCTGCGCAGGGCATTGATGGCCTGCTGGGTGACAGACCCGTAGGCCCGCACGCAGAGGGCATCCCAGCGTTCGCCCTGGATTGAGATGAGGGTGGTGGCCGGTGTACTCATTTGCCCGCTTCCTCATCGCGCACTTCCACCAGGGTCAGCTGATAGCTGACGGCGATGATGGTGCCGTTTGGCAGGGTCTCAATGATGGTGCGGGGCATCTCGCGGACGGTGAACATCCCCAGCGTCTCGGTGCCGACCACCAGCCCACGGGGGATCTGTTTCTCGGCGAGGTCTGTGAGATCGATATGGGCCTTGGTCAGGTCGGTGAACTCGTTGTGCAGCTCGATGGTCATGCGCACGGTGCGTTCGTCCTCCCCGGTCATCTGGTGCGAGGGATAGCCCTGCACCAGCAGCTGGGGTTGCACCCGCCAGCGGCGGCTGTCCTGGAAGTCCTTGGGGGAGAAAAAGGATTTGAACAGCACTTCGCCCAGCGCCCCCCATTGGGCATGACTCACCTGGCGGGCCGGAAACAAACTGTCCCCCATCAGACCCAGCAGGCTGCCTGCCACCTGATTTACATTCATTACGCCTCCTCGGGAGGCACGATGATGTCCTCCCCGGTCATGTCGTTGGTCAAGATGATTTGGCGCTCCTGTTGCTGTATATCCACACAGCTATTTGCTGTATATAAAAACAGTGAATTTGCCAACCAAGATTGTCCACTGGCCAAGTGCGGGGGTAGTATGGTTGCGCAACTGAGACTGCGTTGCCCCAACAGGAGACGAATATGTCGATTGAAGAAGCACTGGAGCCGTGGCTGTCAAAGCCAACCTGGTTCAGCTCTCACCCATCAGATCAGAAGCAGTTCAGCCTGGCCATGAGACAGCTCAAACAGCTCTCGGTAAGCCCGAGCGTGGAAGAGCTGGAACAGGTGATTATCCGGCGAGTAGAGGCTCTGCCCGCCATGCTCGGCACCCCGAGTGATATTCCTGCCGCTGCCAGGCAGTTTGCTATCAAGATCCACGCGAAGTTGTAAGCGTGATAGATGCAACAAGGCCCGCTATTGCGGGCCTTGTTTATTGCGCTTTTGCCTTATCGGTCGCGCATTCCACCATGCTTCAAAATCAGGGATCGTGCCTCGGAAACTGGGGTCTGAGATAAGCAACGCGGTATAAATTTTATTTAGGTCATATTTTTCCATGGTCATGGGATAGTAATCCAAATATGCCGAATCACTTTGCTCGACCCGAGAGACTATATCCGTGGTGAATATCTCCTTACACGGCTCTTGCATCTGATAAGTGATCGACCCTATTTGGCTATCGGTCATACATAGTATGTTTCTATTGAACATCTGTTGGGGGCGTGCCACCTCTTTGACGAAGAAAGGTATTCCAAACCAAGCCACCGCACATAGCGCCAGAAACCCTAACCTGATTACCCATGACCCTCAGCCAGCTTCAAGAGCCGATATGGCATCGGAGGGCTTGCCACGACTGCATGCCCCAATTCAACCAACATGCTTTTGAGGTCAAAACGATGATTAAACCGGAAGCAGTATTCAGCAAGATGTCTCGGTAAATGCTTCGCTCCGAGCGTATGGCAACTGCCCCGCAGCGAGTTCTTCACATTCCCTATCATCGTGTTTACCCAGTTGAATGCCGGATGATCCAGCAAGTCAAGGTTGCCCCCGGTGACAACACCCAGGTGCTCACAATTGGCCTCCTTCACCGCCCTGAAACAGGCCAATCCATCGGATATCACCGCGCTACCACTGGC